ATTTCCAGTTGCGTACATCGGTACGGCGCCATATCCCCAAAATACTTGAGTATAATCCTGTGCTGTTATTCCCCATTTGTGACTGGTAGCCATGTGCCGAACAACACGACCACCTCTCCAAAAGGCGAACATAGAAGCAAAATACTGATATGGTTCTAATCCTACTACTTTGTAGTTCGCATTCCCTGTTCCCGCTGGAAAATGGAATGGTGGCGTGCGCGCCGGATTAGACACTGCTATGGCAAGTAAACTTGCCCGTTTTAAGCAATCTGAAACAGTTCCCGCTATTTCTACTGCTACATATCCTTTTTCTGTTGTCTGATTGACCGCTTCCATTATCCCTGGAAATGGTTTTATAAACTTGTCCTCAAGTGAACAGTGTGACTCAAATGTTTTTTCAATACTTGGAGGGCCTAATCCATAGAATGCATGCTGCAATCCTGTAAAACGGGTATCTTCGGCTCCCGCCCTGAAAATATTAATATAACATTTGGGTGTGCTTGGTAATGAACTTCCTACTATCGGGGTCAATTGTATAATGTTCAGTACTGGTGTATAACTGGGTGGCGCTATTGCTTCCTGCGTCGGATCCGTCCAGTATGTTTGTCGATGGTAAGGCACCATCACTTCAACCCATGTATCACCAGATACATCGATTATTTTATTGATTAAATCTCCGGTCGAGATTACAGCTGCTCCCAGCTGATCATTTAAAACAATCTGTGCTTTGAAAGATTGAAATGATGGTAGTGCAAAATGAATCAAATACTTAATTCCCCCCGCCCAATACCTAAATGCCAGTGATATCGCCCATAGCCAATCTACGTTGCGAAAATCACTGTAATTTTTGTATTGTGGTGTAACTGCAACTCCAAATGCAGTGTTCGTACCATCAAAAATGTACTGCAAATGGAGCATCGGTTTTCGAGCCAATTCATTTAAAGTAATGTGTGATGTTAACATCCCGTTGAATGTCTTCGACTGGGATACTAACGCCTGAGGGTACATCGTTACTTCATCTGAATAGGTTAAACCATGACATAATGCAGTATCTGGAGTTGCCGTTGTTAAAACAGGTTTAGCTGATTCTTCACTGTTGGGTTTTGATAGATCTCCCGCAAATGAATTAATTAAATCTGCTACTGTACCCCAAATCGGTCCAACCACTGGCGCGGCACGGACAATTTTGGATACTGCAGATACTGGTCCTTTAACATCTATTCCTGTTTTGTTTTTTGTATGTGCTTCTTTCGAGTGCGAAACGAAACCACTAACTACTATGTCCGTAAAGGACGCATATACAAGCATAGGTATACTTGCCGATATGTTTGGTGATGTAGTAATTAACGGGTTCAATTCCCTCAAAAACACTGAAGCTATATGAGAATTACCTCCTACAGCTATTCCTATATTGTCTATGTGTTCACTTGGACAATAATAAGGTAGTTCTAGACTAAGATTGTCTTTAGTTGATGCTGATAATATATGTGCATTACAACCGGAGAGAGTGAAAATATCTGGTACTGTCATGGTCGTCGCGACACATGGTAACCAACCAATTATCAAAGTCCCCTGGTGGTAAACCGTCGAGTTTTGTCGAAACTCAAGTTTTATCTTACATCTAAAAAATCGAAACTTAGACATAACTTTCTGTACCGTATCTATGCTGAAAAGATCCATAGGAAAACGATAGACTCTAGCCGCCATTGCTGGGGTCCAGTTAAAAGAGTCAATTAAATAAGGTTTGTTCAAAAGTTGTTTCGGAGTTTCCACAGGATATACCTGGTCAATTGGTCGATGAATTTCCGTCGGATAGGAAGATTCAACTGTGGTACTCGTATCTTTGAACTCCGTCGTAGTCTGTGCTACGGTAATGATTGGGGTAGTCGTCGTCCCAATCGGTTGCACTGCTGTGCTTGTTGCTGTTGACGTATTGTCTTGTGCTGGTGTAAAGGTAGCTATGGAGCGGCAGCGGATGCCCCATACCCTGAATCTTTGTGCTTCATTACTTGTGTTTGGTGTATTTTAGTAGCTCGTACTCTCTCACTATAAACGCATAATTAGGCAAAATTTTTGCTCGCCATCGGTTTTATATAAAGATTACTATTATAATATAAAATCCTAGGTAACCTGAGCAGTGGATGATAACCCTTTCCCTGGGGTGACTATTTAATAGTTCACTGTTCTAAATATTTTATCTGTTATCAACTCCTCGTAGGAATAATTGAAACGATAATTATGTCCATAGTGACCTAGGTACTGGTTCAATATGGCTCGGTGTTTCTCAAAGGTCTCTTTTCCATGATAAACCCATTCATATAAAGCTCCGTGTACAACTGTGGCAAACAACTTCTCTTTCGAAAGAGTCAAGTCTTTGCTCTTCATGATGTATTGAACGGAAGATTTTAATGATTCTGGGTTAAGTGGTGGAAATATTAAACCATTAACATTTTTGAACTGTCTTTGGAGAAACAAACCTTGTGTAAGTGGTTCAAACGGGAGAAGGTCTACTCCTTTGTTTGAATCTGTATGAGTATGATTAAAGAGTCTCTTGGCCGCCCGTGCCCAAGTAACTCCGTTTACTAAGTGTTGTATTAATTTTGCTACTGTTAAAGCTAAGTCGTCCCCATGAACTGACTGTGCTAAAACATTATCAAATGGGCGTTGTGTTAAAGGAAAAAATTCCTTATGGTAAATAAATCTACCTTTTGCTGAGTTTTTGCTTGTATTAAATAATGATGTTGCCCAAAATCCCGAAGGCATTCGAAATGTTACACATACTTTGTCTCTTACTACTACAAAAGGCACTACTGTAGAGTAAGTGACTGATGCTACCAAATTTCGTTGGCAACGTGTAAGATGATAGTATGATGACATAACTTTAATAAAATTTGGTGCGAATGTTGGTCCGTTAAAATTAATATCCCAACCATCTACGTCCTGAAAGATGGTATCCTGTGATATCGATGCGTGTTTGTAGTACAAATTTCTCCATTGTCCGGAGTATGGGTTTATTCCAAGTGTACTATCTTGGAGTGTTGTTTGTTCTAGGTCTGAGGCAAATTGACCTAATATCATACGTGAAAATATAAGATGATCAACACTGGACATAAGAAAGCCTCGTGTATATCCCATTAATGCTCTAGAAAGTTCTCTAGTTTCGTCCTTTAGACAATATAAAGCAAAGGCTGGTACTACTTTGCCTTGAAGCGCATAATAATATCGAGTATATACCATGTACTGAAGTGCCGGATGCACCCACAACCCTTTCGGTTGTTTTATATTAACATAAGGGCCTTGATAGTCAGATAAACTTGGAGGTTTGTCTTCTTTAGAAGGAAATCGATCCGTGACATTAGGAGTATCACTGTCAAACTTTATAAGATCTGAGCGTTTAAGGCCATACGCCGCAAATGGAAATGCTGATGCTGTTGATAAATCTATACTATGAAAATTCCCAAGTTCTGGAACCCCCATTATAGCTTGTGTGAGTGTAAATATTCGAAAAGGCCGATTTCCTAACTTATCATTAAATATTCCTAACCATGCTTCTTGAGCGCAAAAATCAGGATCATACCAAAAACACGTTCCATCCATTTTTCTAAAAGAATTAACAAAAGGATCTATGCCGCCTCTCTCTCTCAGCATTGCTGGTACTTTAGTCTTAGGATACGCTGGAGGCAATTTTACTGGTGATAGGGTACCAGTTGATACTATTGTTTCTTGCAAGGCCGTAGATCCTGGCCAACCAAATGTTTTATCTAGCGTTCCTACTATTCTCATTCCCATAAGTGATCCTGACGCCGGCGTTACTGCTACTGGATGATCTGGGCTACATATTGGGTCAGTAAATGTAACACCATGACTCTCCAATAATATAATTCCCTGATTATCCTTTGCTTTTACCCAATCCTCATAATAAATCGCTGCAACTCCTGCTCCTTCTTTCTGTCCTCCTATATCTATTCCAATAAATTTATGTTTTATTGCTGGTACGGTAGATATAACTCCTGAGCCGCAATCTCCTGCTTCGCTCTTCATTCCTTCTATCATATAGCAATCACTTGCTGAGTATTTGCACATAGGTTCGTCTTCCTTCATAAAACGAGCATTATCGAATTCTGCTGATATTCGGTATATTAATGATGTGCTCCATTGATATACTGTA